GCAAGAGATGATCAGGTCAAAAAGACAAATAGAAGAATTGAGGGCCGCTCGATCGAAAGCCCAACAGCAAGCTATAGAACAACAACAGCAAACTGATTCAGCTGATAATGTATCCAAAATAGCGCCGGCCTTGGCGCAGATATCCAGGGTTTTCTCTGCCACCCTAGAAAAAAGTCTAACCATGTGAGGCTCATTAGATAGACCAGCCTTTTTGAGAAAGCTCATCTCATCTTCATTGGCATACTCATTGAGGAACATGTTGGCGTCGGCTACTTTTTTATCAAATGCCAGGCCCCACTCTTTCTTCAAACCATCAATAGACTCTAACTTTGTCATATCTAATTGCTTGGTGATATTTTCTTGTGCTTCCAGGGTTTGTTCGGCAAACCAATTGGATAGAGCTTCTGCTTGTTTTGGCATGAGTCCTAGCTTGTGGGCACTTTCTTTGTATGACTTAAAAAAGTCATCATGAAATTCGCCTTTTTCAGGCTTTTGAAATTCATACCCGTCAACATTCTCAGGTACTCCGATCTTTGCATAGAACTGTTTCCAGTCTTGATCGGTGAAGTTTTTATTTGGTATAGCGACTTTATCAGCCCCTAGTGTTCTCTGCGAGTGAATCAATGATTTGATAATCCCATCAAAAGAATTAAAATTCTTCAACACGGGCTCAGCTCTCAAATCCTCTGGTACATGCTTTGACACCCAATCCTCGGGTAGTTTTAATTCCTCAAACGGAGATGGTGTTGGCGGTGTGCCGCCGTCGCCAGGGGGAGGCGTTGGGGGTGCTCCTCCACCACTGCTAAGCAAGTCTGTTGGTGCTTCTTCCATTAAGGGATATTTATATAGGTTCATAATAAGCATCGTTTTCCTCCACTATATTTTCGATATGTTTTAATAGATCGTTTGGATTCACAGTTATCTTCTGTAGTATTCTGATTACTACATTACGCTCACCCTCATTAAAAGCCGTCTCATGAGAGTCTGACGACGAGAAACTCGTCGACAACATATAGTGGGTTTGCATCAAATCCTTTAAAACAATCTTTCCACTAACACTTGTAAAGGTATTACGATATGCACGGATAACAGCCGCACGCTTTTTTAACTCTTTTTCCTCAGTCATTAATCACCCTATGATATCTGCGCCAAGGCCGGCGCTATTTTGGATACATTATCAGCTGAATCAGTTTGCTGTTGTTGTTCTATAGCTTGCTGTTGGGCTTTCGATCGAGCGGCCCTCAATTCTTCTATTTGTCTTTTTGACCTGATCATCTCTTGCTACACCAAGCAAAAATTTATCCCCGTCAATATTATCCAGTATAGATGGATCAATCCCAGCTAATGGCGCAATCGCCTCAAATGTCCTGACAATGCTCTGCACTTCACTCTGTCTCTGAGCTTTAGCTATGAGTGAGGAGTACTGTACATCAAGCCTTCGACCACTCAACTCTTCAGGGATATCTTCCTCATTGATCAACCCACGACGCAACATGATCTCAAACATCCGATCAATGAGTGGACGGAGTAGTTCAGCTTGTTGACGCCCCAGCATTGGCCCCAGGAGTCTCATCCCGTCCTCGGTCCTCTGAATCACTTCAGTGGCTGTCATCTGAGGCCCACCTTGAAGCAGGCGCAATTGATCTGTGAAGAAGGCTTGTCTGATACGCTCTCTACGATCGGCCATGGCTTGAAAACCAAAGTCAATCCTCGCATCACTAAATATAGGCTCTATTCTATCTTTCGTACCCGCTCTGTAATAGTTCAGGCTACCAGGCTTTGTACGCACACCTTTGCCACCGCCTAAGACAAACCCGTCATCTGGTACTTGGAGCGGGGGGTCTACGACCTTCTGAGCCCCACGCAAAGTGGTCTCAGTCATCACATTAAGAGTCTTCTGATCAGGCAGTGCCTTCATCGCAGGGGACCTGCCGTAGGTCTCTCTTGTGCCTTTAACCCAACGAGGTACAACAAAAGGGAATTCTCTAAAGCGTCCTTCGCTAATGATTTGTTTATCTTCAATCACCAGGTATTGAGACATGAAAGGCATGATCTCTTTAGCCAGTAGGACTGGATCATCTTCCAGGGGATACACTGCGTGGACAAGTTCGAATTTACGATGATCACTTGAATCAAAAGCTTTCTTCACATTGCTCAGATTCTTGAGTGCATCTTCTCCAAACTCTTGCACAATCTGGCCTGCAGACCATCTAAACTTTCTATATTGAGTTTTAATCCTTCCCCTGGAGTTCTCCTCTATGAAAATGTCATCGATATGATAGCTTCTAAACCTGACAACTTCTGCAGTGTCTTCCTCTACTGACATAGAACTTGTACCAAACACAACCAAATCTAGGTATAGTTCGTGCACTTCAGTTTGAAAATTTGAGTTATTAAGAATGCGCAACATTATTTTAGCAGTTTTTTGTAGAAAAGTTCTTACCGTGTCCTTCTGGTCAAGCTCATCATCCCCCGTGGATAGCTCAAACCACTGCGCGAAAGGATTAGTCAAAAATCCGTGTAACCCACCAGCAAGGCTTTCTGCCGCCTCTAGCCCCGTAGAATCCAACAATCGTTGGTTACGCTTTTCGCCAGGGGTTCTTACGGTACTGATATCGTCCTTCCGTGGAATAAAAAACTGCCCGAGTTCCTTCCAATGGTTCTCCCAGTTATCGCGCAAGCCTTTTAAACTATTGAACTTTGAAATTATTTGGTCTGCATTTAGTTTAGCCATAACATCCTAAAAACTAAAGATCTGCCTTCTACCGGGTTGTCTTTGTAGTAACTCTTGTTGTTCTTGGAGAGCGCGTCTTTTACCCTCTTTGCCTTCACCTTTTTGTGCTGCCGCAATCTCGTCTTGGATCTCGGAGAGTTTTGCTATATTCTCTAAAGTACTCAGGTTGGGATCACCGCCCGCCATCTTCTCAATACGCTTCTGAAATTCAGTACGTGTGGTCTGAGTTAATTCAGCACCTTCTTCTCCCGCCAGGAAAGTTTCTAGGCGTCGTCTTTCTGTATCAAAAGCTCCTGCAGCCTCACGCTCTTGACCCCTCGCACTTGTTCTACCGGGTGCACCCATCACGACTCCCTATAAAGTTTACAATAATACATCATAATCATTATCTGCTTGCATTGGAAGATCTTTATTATAGTCCATTCTGGACTCCTGATTGCCCATGGCAAATGTTCTCCAGGCATCCGCCCCGTGGGATGCCCAGTTATGCAAAGGTTTATTTTGGTAGACTTTGTTCTTCGCATCCCAGCGTTTCTGGTAATTCTTCAAGGAATTCAACCCCCGGTCCGTGCGCACTTTGTCAAAGTAACACTTGGGTAAGATCAATCGCGATGCGTTAATGCCATCATCCACGGCTGTTCTGGCCAAAACCCTGGCCCTAAACCCTAATTCTTGCATCATTTCCACTCTGGTTTTACCCGTTCCAAGCTCACGCGCTGCGCCGTCGTGGGGCCAAATGATCTCTCGCCCGTAACTGTAGCCTAGATCGCGGTCTTTTTGTTTGAGTACTTTGGCATAGTGATCTAGACCCATACCTGATTCTTCTAAGTAATCTATGACCCTATATTCGAGGTTTCTATAATTCTGGATAAACCAAATGCAAGTGGTGTCATTAATCCCCAAATCCCAGTACGTGTTTACTTCCAGGGCTGGATCGTGGGGTACGTTACAGATTTGGCCCTTTTCCTCCAGGATAGTGATCGTTTTCCCGTAGTAGGCCCCTATGAGGGCTGCTGTGAAGGAGCATTCATATTCTTGCTCGTAGTCTTCCTCACTCATTGTGAGTCGGGCTTCTTCTAACTCTGATTCGGGGATGATCTTTGTTTCGCTTGCTTTGTAGAGAGACGTGAACCAACTCGAGCCCGTTTCTTTCTTTGCTACGTCTAATTGTGCTGCTTTGTAGATATCATAGAAGTGGTTCTGTCCTTTGGGGGTGCCGATAAATATAGACCACCCAAGGCGATCAGAGAGTGCGGGGCGTACAACTTGTGTCCACACAGTGGGGATGAACTCTGCATATTCATCGAGTATGACACCATCAAAATACATCCCACGAATAGAGTCGGGATTTTCAGCAGAGAGAAGCATGAATCTGATTCGCTCATCTCCTCGCGGGATGTCCACACGAAGCTCTGCCTCGTTAATCTTGACTACAGGGATGTCCCGCACGGCATCTTTTAATATATCCCAAGCCACTCGCTTTGCTTGCCCGTAAGTGGGGGCGATATAAGCATACTGAGGATTGCGCCTAGTACAACGTATTCCCCGGTCAACCATTTCATTAATAGAGAAAACTGTTTTACCAAAACGACGATGGCAGACTAGGACGTTGAACCTTTTCAGACTCTGGTGCAAGGTCTCCTGAAAGACTCTTGGTAAATAACCTGTTTTTATTTTTTGAGTGGCCATTTAAACTTACTTCGTAATTCGCCCTATGACCACGGGGATTGATGTCCCCGTTGAAACAAGAAATATATTCGCCGATGACAATAAAGTCAGCGTCTTATCCGTACGAAAAGTTTTTGTCGATGCTAAAGCTATACTTGATCCGGGGGCGATCTCTATCCCTAATGTAGCACCTGATGTCGTAACATCCGAACCCCCTAAAAATACAGACACAACATTTGTAGAAGGGTTCTGAATTATAAAATCAAATGCTCTAGTAGTGGTAGCAAATATTGTTTGCCTGACATCCGCTACCGCCAGGGTAACTACGGCTGTTGAGAAGCCTTGATTTACAGCATTCGCAATAGAAAACGATAATATTAATATTAAACCTATAAGATATTTCATTTTTTCTCCTTTGTTCTTTAATTATTTAGCACCCAAGCACATACACTTTTTATTTATTTTTCAAGAGTTAATAATATTACAAATGAACTACTAGCAAGTATTGAACCACTATTTGTAGCAGTTGCTCTTACTTTAACATTAGTTGCATCT